AGTTACCGACCTGCAGACGCTTGGCTTCATCGGCTTCGCGCAGCAGCTCGCGCGGCATCGGCACTTCGACCGAGTACTGATCGACGGTGTAGACCTTGCCCTCGTACTTGATATTGACGCGCTTGGTCTTGGCACCCGGCGCGCGGCGCAGGTTGTAACGCTTCAGGCGTTCCTTGCCCAGCTTGGCCAGCATGACCGACGACAGCGCCGACGGCAGACGCGGGAACAAGCGCTCGGCGATCATCGTGCCCTGGCCCATGCCCAGCAGCAGGCTGGTCAGGATCGGGTTCTGCTTCAGGCGGATTTCAGCGGGAGACATCATGGTGATTGATCCTTTCGATCAGGCGGTGAAAGTTGCGACTTTGTGCAGCGCCTCGGAATACGAGACGTTGTGCTTGCCGGCGTAGTCGCGAGCGGCCTTGTCCAGCTCGGGGTCGGACATGTCCTTCGCCGCCTTGCCTTCGCCGCCCGGCGCGAACTCGCCGAACTGGACAGCGCTGGCGGCGTCGGCGATCAGCCCCTTGACGAACTCCAGCGGCGAGACCTTGGTCGTGCTGTCGCCTTCGGCAAACTCGACCGCCTGGGCGTCGCCCAGCAGATCGAGCACGGCGACGGCTGCAGCCTTCTTGGTCGGCTTCAGCTTGGCGCCCTTGACGGCCGCTTCACAGAACTCGACGTGCGCGGCATGGCGCTGCTCACGCTGCTGTTCAGCAAACTGCGCCAATTGCTCTTCGGCACGCTTGCTCTTGGCCTCGGCCTCAGCCTTGGCCTGCAGCGCCGCCTTGGTTGCCGCTTCGGCTTCTTCGAGGCGCTTCTTCGTTTCTTCGTCCATCGTTATCTCCTGGGATGGGTGGTTACCGGCGAGAGATTCCTCGGAAAAGCAGACGACGCCGGCGTCGGCCTGCTCGGAAAACTGGATGTCCTTCAGGCCGGCCACAGCCGGCGGCTGCGCGCCCAAGAAGCCGACATGGCGCAAGTACCACTTGCCCGGGGTCGGGTTGGACGGATGTGCAGGGGGGTAGAACGAAGCTGAGCGCTTCGGGAAGCGCTGGTCGCGAACCATCTCGGCAAATGCCGGCTCGACATCGCGCGAATCCATCGTCAGCACGCGGCCGAGCTCACCGTCTTTGGCGGCGGCGCGTGCTACCCAGCCATACGCCGGAAGGTTCGCGGCCGGGTGCCCGACGACCAGCGGCGCCTGGCGCAGCGCCGGGTTATAGGAGGCGGCAATCTCGTCGATGACGGCCGGCTCAAACACGTGAACGTTGCCGGCATCGTCGGTGTGTTTGCCCGAGCGGAAGATCTCGACGCCGGGCGGAAGGGATGTGTTTTTCGTAGCCATGCCCGCATTGTTCGCGGGCGCGCGAAATCAACCTCAATAAAGGGCTTTAGTTTTTTTACTTTGTTTTTGCTGCGGCAAGCCGTGACTATGGATCGCCGTCAATTTTCCGCTGGCAGCAGTTCTCGCAGCGAGTCGCGCGAACAATGAAAGCCATTGCGAACACGCCGAGCGTACAGCCAACCAGGAACAAGGTGGCGCACATCACTCTGCGACCGCCGGCAGATTTGATAGGGCGCCCCTCAATGCAGCCGCCTCGGCCTCCAGGCTGGCGATCCGCACCGTATCACCCTCCCGCAGCGCCCGGATGCTGCGCACATCGATCTGCGCCAGCGCTTGCAGAATCTCGTCACGAGTCCGCGCTGGCGGCGACGCCTCGACAATCTCCCACCCGTCGCCTCGCCAGAACGCGCTGGCCAGCGCAGGGCTGTAGTCCGGCGCTGGCGTGCCGGCGCGCCCCATCCAGTCGGCGGGGTTGTCGGTGCGGATGTGTTCGCCGGTGTGCGGGCTATAGCAATCGTTCATTTATCGACTCCCAGGTGAGTAAGCAGGTGACAGGTGTTGGCATGGCGCGCGTGGCCTAGCCAGGCGCCGAGGAACTGACTTCTGGCAGCGAGGTCGCCGGACTGCGCAAAGCTGGCCAGCTTGCGCTTCGCACGTCGCACGCTCGATTTGCGCAGCAGCTTGTGGGTTGGCCAGATGCGGTAACCGCAGAAATTGACGCCGGCCGCAGCAGGCTGAACCGACCATCTCGAAAAACGTAGCCGCATTGCATTCCTTGCGTGGCCTTCCATCAATACCTGGAGCAGGCGCATAGCCTCACGGCTGCGCCCGACCACAACCACGTCGTCCATATAACGAACGAAATTGTCGATGCCGACGATGTGCAGCAGCCAGCGGTCGAGTATGTGACCGTAGATGTTGGCTGCGAGCTGACTGGTGAGGTTGCCGATCGGCAAGCCGGTGCCCGCTGCCGGGATGAAGGTTTCGAGCAGCGCCAAGGTTCTGGCGCAGGATAGCTTGCGGCGAAATTCGCGATGCAGAATGGTGCGCTCAACGCTGGCAAAGTATTTGGAGAAGTCCGTCTTCAGAATCCAAGCATCGGGCGTCTTACGCAGCATCGATTGCACCTGGCGCGCAGCGGCGTGCGTGCCTTTGCCCTTTCGGCAGGCGTAGCTTTGTGGCAAAAACACCCGGTCGAAGATCGGCTCGATGACATTGCACAGGGCGTGCTGAGCAACACGGTCGACGAATGGCAACGCCGATATCTCGCGAGCTTTTGGCTCAAAGACCATGAAGCGCCGCGGCTCGCCCGGGCGATAGGTGCCGGCGGCGAGCTGCTCGCCAAGCAACGCTATGTTGGCCGCTTCGTTCTGGCGGAATGTCAGATACCCAAGGCTGTGCCGCTTGCCCAGGCTGGCCTTGCGATAGGCGCGCCAGAGGTTGTCGCGGTCGACGATGCGTTCGAACAGATTTTTGTGCTTTTTTCCCATAGATGCCGGCGCGGCTTTCGGGCTGCCCCTACTCGCCGTTCTCCGGACCTCGAAGTGTGTTTGCCGAAGCCGGCAGCAACAGGCTGACCACAAAACTGCAGGTCGACCACCGGCGCCGTGGCAGCGGTGGTGCAGGTGTTTCGATTCGTCGTCACAGGCGGCGCGCAGACCAATGTTCCAGTTCGAGTTCGACGGCGCGTTGTTCCAGTTCGAACAGCGGGAGCCGGCGTTCGAGCCGTTGTTCCGGTTGCCACTTATCCTGCTGCTACCGCTTTTGCGCATGACGAATCCAGGTGCCGAGCATGGCGCCAGTCTCTGCAAGATGCACCGAGGCGACCTCGCATTGACGACGGGACACCAGCTTGCGGGCCGGGTCCGCCATGAAGCGCAAAAGACTTTTGATATGAGCCAGCCCAGCGTCCGCAACATAGAGCCGCGATATCTGCCCGCTTTTGGCCGCCTCGTAGATCAGGCGGTCCTGATCGAATAGCGCCGACAGCAACCGATCGCGAACGATGCGGTGCTTGTGGCTGACGTTGATCAGCAGCGGGTAGAGATAATTCACCGCGCCGGCGTAACGTTCGGCCACCGCCAGGGCGGCCTTGGGTGAATGATCCGGATGGACTGACTCGCTCATTTCTCACCGGGCGCTTTCGCGCCCTCAATCAAGTTGCAGGTGGTCACAGGCGGCGCGCAGACCAATGCCCCAGAAGGAGTTCGACGGCGCGTAGTTCCAGACCGAACAGCGGGAGCCGGCGTGCGAGCCGTTGTTCCGGTAGCCACCTAGCAGCACGCGCCGATGCGGCGTTGTGTAGGAGCTGCCACGGCCACCGGTAATGGCTTGCCACGAGTACGTCTCACCAGCCTGCCCCGAGTCCATCCCCCATGTGTAGATATGCCCGGTGGCCTGCTCGATGCCGTACTTGCTGGTGAAACGAGGCTCACGGGCGGTAGAGGGGATAGTTTCGGATGCGCCGCCAAGCGCCACGGCTTCCGTTACGCCGAAAGCGGCGTCGACGAATTCATGTTCCCAGAGCAGGCGCTTGCCGACGGCGTGCGCCAGTTCGCTGGCGACCCACCAGGTCATATTGGTGTAGGTGGCCACGCCGTTGCCACCGAACGCCTGTGGCTTCTTGGGTAGTACCGTGCCGCTGGCGACATTGGTGTTGTAGCGACTGGAGCCGTTGATATCGACATCCGTGTTGCAAAAATAGATATCCACCCACGCGCCACCGACAGTG